ACCGGTGCGGCGCTGAAGCCAGACAGCTTGGTTTCCTCTTCAAAGCTACGCTCCGAGGTTTCGGTTTCGTAGACTTCCTTGTGCTCCTCGCCGTAACGGGCGTACTCAAGGCCAAACAGTGCGTTAAGACCGGGCAGGAGTTCTTTGAGTAGTTGTGCGCGTGAAATTGCCATGATTTACTCCTTAGACCCCAGTGGTATTGTTGTACTGGTGCAGGTTGAACTTCACCAGAAACTCGTAATAAGTCGTAGCTGCAACATCACGGGGACCCGTGGCGCTAGCAGGCACAACATCAATTACACGCATGGGGAGAGCATCCGAGGTGGCAGAAGCACCGTTGATACCATAGTAGGAATCACCAGTAGCAGTCGAACCAGTCGCGGTTGCCAGAGCCACGTTTGAGCCAACCAAGGTACGGCTGTAAGCGGCGGGGGTCGTGGTGGTGCTGGAACCAACAGCCACAACTTGGTAAATAGCATTGGGGTCATCAACCACATAGCCAAACGCCAAGGCGGTGCTAGTCGAAGCAGCGGCGGGGTAGTACTGACCCTGAACGGTTTGACCGTTAGCGTTCACGTACTGACAACCCACCAATACGCCGACGGAGTCGCCAGAGTTGGTCGTGGTTTTTGCCACCAGATAGCCGGTGGAATCAATGGCAACGGTGTCACCATTCAGAATTGCAGTAGCGTAAGCAGCCGCAACGGGGATTTGACGGATCGCTCCGGCGTACGGCAGGCCATCAACTCGGTTGATAGGCTTTAGGCCGTAAGACTTGCTAACAGTGGGGTAAGCCATTGTTTAACTCCAAGTGAAATGTCATTTTCTTCCAACGCTACTCTCGGACCGGCGCTCCCTAAACAGGGGCATCCGAGCGTCGCTTTGGCGCATGAAATTGTTATCCACAGCTTCCGTCTGTTGTTTGGTCTGGTCAGCAAAGTGCGTGTTTCGCTGGTCCACAAACTCAGTCGGAGTTTTGCAGAGTAACAATCCGCCGATCTCAATATTGTCCTTATAACGGGACCCAGGATCGACTAGCAGTTTGAAACGCGGTTGCTCTTCAATACGGACCGGCTCCCAACCTTCACGTAGTTTGGACGAAAGGTTACGCGGGTCAGGCGTATTAAGTGTTGCAACACGAATCCAACGATAGCTGAAACCAGCCTCCTTGTCAGGCTCTGGGAGAAGCTCAGGCTGCGTCCACTGCTTGGGACGCTCCGAAAACTCTCGATTTTCAACTTCTCTAGGTGTACGGTTATTGGCCATTTTGACGCTCCAGTTTAAGTTTTTCCAATGCAAATTGCTCAGGTGTAAGGTTGAATTTCTTTGCCAAATTCAATTCAGATTGAGTTAGCTTCACTTTGTTAGAAGCCGTTGACCTGGTTGCCGGGGCAACTACAGTCGATACCTTTTTCCTTGCATCTGGCCTTTCATCTTCAAATTCGTCTGGAAAACGTTTGCGAATTGCCTTGTCCAATTCACGATAGTACCGCTCAGACCCAATGACAATTCCAGAATCCTTAAGCTCTTCATGGACTCCAAACGCAAAGGCGGTCATGCTTCGTTTCTGACCAAACCAGGGATTGCGTTCTTGCCAATCTAATGCTTTTTCATCAGGACGTGGCGCTTGAACAACAGGTTGAACAGGTTCGTATTGGGGTTGTACCTCAACATTTTGCTGTTGTAAAGAGTTTGCCTGCATGTTTTTTGCCTGCAAAGAATTCAAATTTGCCTGTTGAAGAGCCTTATTTGCTTCAACAATCTTGTCTGAATCCCCACTTTCGTAGGCCTCTTTATAGGCTTGTTCGGCCATTTTTAGCTGCATTTCGGCTGCACTGGCCACTGTATTTGCATACGCTTCCCCGCCAGCTTTAATGGCCTGCTGCATTTTTAGGTTCTCTTCACGTAGCTTTTGAGCGTACATGACGGCAGCTTGCTGTTCACGCAAAGCAGCTTCTTTTTCTCGCCGCTCGTCGTGCCAGACTTTCTTCATCTGCTTGAGCTTTTTCTTAACGTTCTCGTCATATTGCTCAATTTCAAGGCCGTCGTTCTCAAGCTCCTCCTTCAGATTCTGCGGCAACGGCTGTTTGTTGCGGTCTTCCTCAGGAGTGTCATCCTCAATCTCAATGATGACTTCAGGCTGTTTATCTTCAGCCTTGTCTTCTATTTCATCAGGAAACTTGTACTCCTGCTCATCCATCTGATTTGCCATGTGAGGCTCCTTTAATTAGTTGGCGCGTTTAATACCGCGTGGGTCTTGAACCACTGCTTCCACAGAATCATCATTGATCATGCGGAATTCGCGTCCATGGATCAGCAGGCGTGTCCCTGCATTTGGTCGGACAATTACAAAATCCCCCTTTTGGCACCAAGGCCCAGTCGGGAATCTTTCTTTGTCAGAGTAGCAGTCAGGTCCCATATCCACTACAAATAAAACCGTTGCCAGCTTTTCTTCGTAATTAATGGTTTGATCTGCTTTGACCAACCCGCTTTCAAATTCTTTCTCCACTTCTGGTATGGCACAAAGAATCCGATAACCTTTTGGCTGCGGTAGTTGGCGTGCTTTGTCCTCGGCCGATGTATCAAACTTGTATGATCCAACGACTTCGGGGTTACTGGCGTTTGTTGCCAGTAGGATTTCACTCATCAGAGTTCTCCAATTTTTGTTTCAGGTCTAGGGCGTATCCTCTTGCGGTGAGCAGACCCTTTATCTCTCCGCAGAGACTTTTGTATTCCTCAAACGTCGTGGCCCGCCCATTTGATAGGTAGTCCTTCAGTTGAGAAATTTTGTCATCGGCTTGTTCGACGATCACTTCAATAGCATTCATCAATCACCTTTTACTTTTGCTTGGAAAACATTCTTAAGCGCGTCGGCCAAAATCTCTTTTGTTTGGAGATCGTTCTCGTGCTGTTTCTCGCCGGCTTGAATAATGGCCTCTCGCATCAGTGATGTTTGATCGCGTTCTTTAGAAGCCTGTACCTGAGCCGCGTTACGCTGTGCTTCCAAGTCTTGCTGCCGAATTCTGAGTTGAATGTCGGCCTGATCTCTTTGCGCCCTAAGCTGCAACTCCTGCTGTTTGAGCTGCAATTCAGCTTGTTGCATTTGAACAACAGGGTCTTGCGCAGCTTGTTGCGCTTGCTGCTGGGCGATTTGAGATTGATTTTGTTGCAACACACGTTGTGCTGCTTCGGCCAGAAGCGGTGCCAGTTGGGCTTCCACCTCTGGGTTCATGGGCACATCATCCCCCGCCTCATCTGTCTGGGGCGGCAAATTCATACCCAAACTCTGCTCAATCATTACCCGGTACTCAAAGCCCAAGTGCTCATTAATATGAGCCTGCATGGCCATGGCTTTTTGCTGGGCTGTTGGGTCTGTTTTTAATAGATTCTGAACCATCGGGTCTTGAATCAAGGCTGTGTGAACAGCAATATGAGCCCGGTGATCCTGATAACTAAATGCCTTTAGCGGCTTATTTATTAGAACATTTTGGTTCTCTGTTACCGGGTCTGTTGGCATCTGATCCTCTGGCATTGGCACCAGTTTCTCTGCATTCTTAATACCCAGAACATCTAGCATTTGACGGTGCAACAACGGCAAGTTGTATAGCTGAGGCGCCATCTGTGCCAGCTGCAATGCCGACTGATATTGCACAATCTTTTGCGCCATCGTGGACGCATTGGGATCGCTAACCGGAATTACATCTACATCATCGTAGTCAGACTTCTTGGCCTGGGGCGCGCCCTCTTCTGGCAGGTAGTCATAATCTTCAGGGGTGTAATCCCGAATGATCCCTTTGAGCAAACCCAGCTCTTCTTTGAACGCAAAGTGAATGCGCGCCTGTACGGCAGACATAACTTTTAACGTTCTCTCCAGAATAGCCAACGTCGTACCTACCGGGGCCTGGCTGGACATGTCCGTCACTTGCAAATCAGCAGTGTTGGCAAAACGCCGACCGTCCTCAATGATTTGGTTGAGCAATTGGTACAGTGTCTGGCTCGGCTCTTTGTACGGCAGCGGCAACAGGTTATCTTTAATAGAACCTGACGGGACATCAACGTCTCTAAACTCGCCGGGAGAGATAGGCGTGTCGTCTCCCTTGACGCGCAGGCCTCGAGTCTTAAATCCGCCCGGCAGGTTTGCCAAAGAACCCGCATCAACCAGCTGGCGCAGCAAAGAAGTACCGCTCTTTGCAAATGCACCGATCATATGGATCAGGCCAAACGCGTAGAACCCAAAGCCAGGGATATACGGGTAGTGGACAAAGTGCATCCGCTTGCGGTAAGTTGGATCATCCGGCTGCCAGTTACGGCGAATGGCCAAAACCTTACTCGACCCCTTCTCAATGGTCACAATATACGGCAGGGCAACACCGGTTCTCTCTCCGTCTTGCTCGTGCTCGTACCCTCTAAGGTCTAAATCAACGTTAACTTCCAGAATTTTGTAGCGGTCGTCCGTTGTCGCACGGAATCCCAGCTTTTCTGCAATTTTCTTCTCTACTTCGTCCAGCACATTCTGAGGTTCGCCCAGTTCAATGTCCCGCCAGAACCCGGCAACCTGCAATCGGCGCACATCGTTCTTGGTTTTACGCATCATGTGCGTAATACGCTCGGCCGACTCCAGATTTGACGCACCATAAGGGACAATTAAGTCTTCTGCCGGCACAAAAATTGACGCTTCCCGCTCAAAATGCGGGTCATAGTAAATTTTCTTAAACGCATTACCGGCCAAACCCAAGCCCCACAGCATTCTTTCGTGTTCTGTGCGATATTCTTTGTTCTTATCCGTGAGCCGGTAGTTCATATCGGCTGCCACGCGCAGGGCTGCGTCCTTTTTCTGCGGTGTTTCGCGCCCAATAATCTGTGTTTTGACCGGGCCACCAGCCGGGAACGTAGACATCATTGCGTCAGCCTGGAATTTCACCAGCGCTTCAGCCATGATCGGGTGATAAACCCCGCATGCACCCTCCCAAGGCTCAGATCTTTCCTCAATCTTCAAGCCCAAAAGCTCTAATCCGTCTACATAAGTCTGCAGCCAGTCTTTACGGGATGCAATATCCTCTTCTACGTCGGAAATTATGTCTGAAGCAATGGACTCCAGCTCCGACTCATCCATATATTCAGCCAGGTTTGCGTCAAAATCCTCTGCCGTTTCCGGCCCTGGCATTAAATCTATTTCTAGTCCATCAACACTGATCGACATATCCTCCGGGTTGACGACCTCTATCTCAATTGCCGGCTCTTCTGCTAACGCATCTAGCCCAATCGGTGCTTGATAGAGTGCTTTGTCAATGTTTGTGGCCATGTTTCAGTCCTTAATAGTAGGCTGCTTTTTTGCGGTACAAAGGCTCATCTGCTTCGTCCGAATCCAAACTCAAAAATCCACCCTGGCGGAAACGAATCAACGCCTGGGTAGAAGAGTCCACCAAGTCATCGTGTGCTGCATTCGGAAAAGCCGCCATTTGTTCAATTACTTCGTGCGCCCAGCGCATATCAGGCGCCCATACTTTACCCGACTTAAAGAGATCAGTCACGGAATTCAAACGAACAAATTTGTCATTACCCCGCACCGGCGTGTACTCCGACACCGCTATCCCCATCCGCCTCAACTCAAAAACCAACGGCGCCCCAGCAGCCTTCGCCTCAATCACACAAGTATCCGGCTCCCACTCCCTATAAAGCTCCAGCGCCTTTTGCTTCAACTCCGGGAACTCCAGCCTCTCCTGGAAAGCATCGAGCAAAATAATATTAGGCTGGTTTCTATCCTCCTCCAGATAAAACACCCCCCACGTCGTACAAGCAGAAAAGTCACTCCGCTCCGACTTCGTAAACGCCGTATCCCAACTCTGAATAATGAACTCACAAGCCGGCGCCCTCTCCCCATCCCATATCTTCCACCAGTCCCGCTTAACCAGAGCACCCTCTTCCCCGGTCGGTTTTTGCTGATACTGCGCATTCCACTTACTAACCGGCAGTTCTTCCTTCAGCGCTTCCAGTTCCTTAAGCGACCAAAACTCAGGCCAAAGCGGCTTACCCGACGGCAAAATAGCCGGCAGCTCAATCACATCCCAATCTTCCCCGCTACTCCTCTTCATGGAGTCAGCCAACACCCGGCCCGTCAAATCCCCCTCGGCCCAGCGCGTCATCACCATCACAATCGTCCCGCCAGGCTGTAAACGCTGCCTAGGCCCAGACGTATACCACTCATACACCTTCTGATATACCTCCGGATTTCCCGCCGCCAAAGCAGCCTCCTGCTCCGAATGCGGGTCGTCAATAATCACAATATCCCCGCCCTTACCCGTCACCGTACCACCTACACCAATAGCAAAATACTCCCCGTTCTTATTAGTACTCCACCGGCCAGCAGCCTTACTATCCTGCCTCAACGTCACATCCGGGAACACCTTCGAGTACGCCTCACTCCCAACCAAGTTCCTAACCTTCCGACCAAACCCAACCGCCAACTCCCCAGTGTTCGAGCACTGAATAATTTTTTTATGCGGAAATTTCCCCAAGTACCAGCTCGGGAACAAATAACTAGCAAACTCAGACTTCGTGTGACGCGGCGGCATATTAATAATCACCCGCTTCGTCTCACCCCTAGCTATAGCCTCAAACTTCTTAGCCATCAAAGCATGATGCCGGCCATGCACAAACCCCGGCCACATCTGCTTCACATACTCCATAAAGTTACTCTGCGCCTTCTCCCTCGTCACCGCCGCCTGGTAATCCTCTATCTCCCCCAACAACACCTCATACTGCGCCGGGTCCAACGCCCCCACCAACTCCTTCACCTGATCCGGTGAAAGATCTTCAAATTTTTTGCCCAAATTTTCAGCCACATTGATATTCATGCGGTTTCCCACCTAAATTTAGACTGCCCCACTACAGGCTGCCATTCCCTACCAGGCCGCGATTGCCACAGTTTTGGATTGTTTGGCTTAAGTTCTGCAACCACCTTCCAGCCAGCACCACGCAAACTTGCCCCGGTTTCAGATTGCAATGTATACGTGATCATTTTTGAGTACCCAATCGCCTTGGCCGCATTCCAAGCCCTTGCATATAAAAACGAACACGCCCCTTTAGGCGCATCACTTAAAACACAACACCTAGTAACCTCCGCCGTTTCCCCATTGTCTATAAACCTAGCCACCGGCCTACCAACTATCACCACGCCAATTAACCTATCACCATCAGAAACACCAATCGCAAACAACCCACCCTGCGGCGCCTTGTTATGCCGATGAAAATTGTCCACAAACTGCCTAGCCTCTTTAAGCGTAATTGGCACAGCCCTTAGTTTTGTCATTCAATCGTCCTAAAGTTTATATACACCGGCCGAATCGACCGCCGCCTCTCCAACCTTTTAAGCACCCCCAACTTCACCAACCTGTCCACTATCTCCTTCGTGTTCCCCACCCCACTCTTCCCCCTCATCTCCGCAATCTGCCTCAAAGTCGGACTGTGCCCAAACTTCTTCCACCACTCATCCACAATCAAAAATACCTCCCTCTGCACCGGACTCATATCCACCCCCAAACAATCCTCATACCTAACCCTCTGCCTACGCGCCATCTCCCTATTCACGACCAATGACAACGTTGTCATCACTCCCTCCTAAAAGTTCTAAAAATATACCCCCCACCTATTTCTAAAGTATTCATAAAGGGGCCTGTTTTCCTAGCTCAGCTTCCAACTCATCAGCAGAATTTGCAATGGGG